GGCTATTTTAGATACAATTCAACCACTAACCAATTCGAAGGGTACGCTGGTAGTTCTCCGTCCTGGGGGGCGATAGGCGGCGGCGCTGGGTATTTCCTTGGGAATACATCCGCAACCGGCGACACGACTGCGGGCCTTGAAGACATCTTTCGCGTCAACTCTGCAACTTGCGATAACTCTTGTGAGATTGCCAGCGGCACAAACGCTAGCGCCACAGGGCCGCTTACGGTTTCAAGCGGGGTCACAGTGACCGTATCCGGTGTGTTAGCGGTAATATGAGGAGCAAATAATGAGTACTCTCAAAGCCGACGCGATCACAAGCGCCTCCAGCAATACCGATGTTGTAATCACAGGCGCAGGATCGGGCGTTCCTGACATCGAGGCGGCGTTCAAGGTGGGCGGTACTGCCGGTGTCCCGATGGCTAGTATCCGAACAAGTTCCGGCACCGCCTCAAGCTCAACCTTTTTGAGGGGTGATGGAACTTGGCAAGCGGCTGGCGGCGCTTGGTCATCTGTCGCGGCTGGAACATTAAGCGCGTCATCTGGTTTAAACGTCACAGGTATTACTGGAACGACGATCTTTTTCCTCAACATGCTCGCCGACACAAAGCATAGCAGTGTTGGTATGAGGACATCCAGTAACGGCGGATCAAGTTATGATTCTGGTTCATCAGATTATTACCGAAACAACATAGATATTAGCCAAGGCGAATCCGGTTACGCTTTCAACTCCGGTAATCTTAGCTACATCTTATTAAGTGGTGCGCGAGGTTCCAGCGAAACAAAATATTTTAGCATCAAGGGAACTTTAATTAGACCGCAAGATGCTCAAGAAACAGTCGTTCTCACCGAATATGCCGGGTGGTGTGATTTGGGTTCTGGCGATGTCGGATATCACGGCAGAAGCTCCGGCGTGCGAAATTCTGCCGCAGACGTTGATGCGTTCACGATATATCCGTCAGGCGGCACGCTGACTGGCACATATGAAATCTTCCAGTTGTGAGGACAAAAAGTCATGGTGAGAACAAAAACTATAGTCGGGCCTAATCGCCAAACTGAAATTATAGAATTAACGAAAGCTGAAAATGATTTTGTAGATGCTGAAGAAAAGGCGTGGGCGGACGGCGCAGCAGCTAGAGCAGCGGAACTAGTCCAGCTAAATCGCCGTAACGCTTATCGAGAAGAAGCGGACCCGCTATTTTTTGAAGAGCAAAGAGGCGAGGTGAGCGCCGGAACTTGGGCAGCAAAAGTTAATGAGATTAAATCGAGGTATCCCAAATGACATCGACTTTGAAAGCGGACCTACTCCAAGCAAAAACGACCGACGGGGCGATCTCGATCAAGGGCGATGGCACCGGCAAAGTTTCTCTGGGAGACGCAAATCTTTTATGGCCTGACGCAGATGGCAGTTCTTCTGGAGATGTGCTTCAGACAAATGCTAGCGGGGTTTTAAGTTTTGCTACTCCATCAGCCGGTGCGTGGTCAGTCATACAGACTGTTGATGTGACAGCGGTGTCTTCTATCGAATTTACTGGCTTTAATTCAAGCACCTATAGCCATTATCAATTTTGGATACAGGATATTGCCATAGATTCAAATAATAATTTGCGGATGCGGACATCATCTGATGGAGGGTCCAGCTACGACACTGGAGCGTCTGATTATCAATGGGTTCACGGTCGCGTCCGAGGTGGCTCAACAGATCAAGGGTGGGACGAGACTGACGAAAATATCGAACTTGCCGGTGATGGAAATATGGAGGACTGGGACACTGATAATAATTCCTTTTTTAGTGCTGTGCTAAACGTGTTTTCACCGGCGGATACGCGAGAGACAAGTTTTACTTGGGTGGCTGGCTGGATCGGGGGCGGCGGTGACTTGAATTGTGGATATTATTCAGCCACCCGAAAATCCACTGCGGATGTCGATGCCATCAAATTCTATCCAGCAAGCGGTGCGTTCAAAGCCCTTGGTACTATAAAAATGCTGGGCATGGCTATTTAGGAGGAGATGATGGCTAGGATAAAACTTGTCGACGGCGTGGAATCTCCCTTCACCCCTGAAGAAGAAGCCGCAAGAGATGCCGAAGAATCTGCTTGGGCGGATGCGGCACCTGAGAGAGCGATGGCTTCTCTGCGTAAGAAGCGCAACCAGCGTCTGACCGAAACAGATTGGTGGGTTATGAGAGGTTCAATGACTGACGCGCAGACCGCCTATCGCCAAGCGCTTCGCGACCTCCCAGCAAATACCGCCGATCCTGCCAACCCAACATGGCCTACAAAGCCGGGAGCCTAACCTATGAGCACCATCGAAACAGATGCCATAACTGCCGCAACCGGTACCAACACTGATCTTGCTATCTCAGGCAAGGGTTCGGGAGTTCCCAACATTGCTGCTGGTTTTAAGGTTGCAGGAACGGTGGGTGTACCTACAGCATCGATACAGGACGATGCCGTCACGTTAGCCAAGATGGCACCGGGAACTGATGGGGTAATTATCAGCTATGATGCGTCTGGTAATCCCGTCCACATTGGTCCCGGAGCAGACGGAGAGGTACTTACTAGCACGGGCGCTGGTAGCCCGCCAGCGTTTGAAGCTGCTGGTGGTGGTGGAGGGTTCACCAGTTGGCAAATTTTTAGTTCTTCAGGCACTTGGACAAAGCCATCCGGCATCACAAAAATTCGCGTAATTGTTGTAGGAGCGGGCGGCGGCGGGTCGGACGATACCAATGGTGCAGGTGGTGGTGCAGGTGGTACAGCCATTAAGGTAATTGATGTGACTTCAATATCCTCGGAGACAGTGACAATCGGTGCAGGAGGCACTGATGCCAGCAACGCCACAAGTGGAGGAACATCAAGTTTTGGTTCGCATTGCTCTGCGACCGGAGGAGGAGGCGGACAATCCAGCTACGGTACGGCTGGCTCGGCGGGGGCAGGATCAAGCGGAGACTTTAATGCAAAAGGCGGTCGAGGAGCTGTGGCGTATGCCCAAAACTACGGCGGCGGCCAGGGTGGTACTCCCGCTCTTTACGGCGTGCATGGCGGTGGAGCTGCTTACGGCCAGTGGCTTGCGGATACAGACGCACAATTCGGCGGCGGCGGCGGTGGGAATGGCTACGGAAGTTCCGGATTACACGGCGGGGATGGCCTAGTTATTGTGGAGGAGTACACCTGATGAAATATGCACGAATTGTAGATGGAGTTGTCGCTGAAGTCATCGATGCCGGAGACAAAGACATTAATACAATGTTTACAGCGGAACTTGTCGCAACGATGGTTCAAGACCCTAACGGCGAGGCTGTTGAACGATCAGGGTGGGACGGCTCTGTCTTTAGCGCACCCGCGCCGTGGGTCATGCCCCTAGAGGAAGTGAGAATAAAACGTAATTTTCTTTTAACTTCCTGTGATTGGACACAGGGTGCTGATTGTCAACTGAGCAACGAGGCAAAATCTGAGTGGGCTTCTTACCGTCAAGAATTGCGAGATGTACCAGCGTCTTACCCAGATATTACATGGCCTGTTGAGCCTGCGTGATGACTGACCCGCGCACCATTGGTGACATGGCAGCAGCGGGAACAGCGTTTGCGTCAGTAGTTAGTTGGCTACCTGAGATAGCAGCCGGTGTGAGCATACTTTGGTACGGGTGTAGGTTTGCAGTTTGGATTGGGAAGCGTTGGAAGCTTTGCAAATGCGGACGTTCAAAATGAAACTGTTCTCTATAGTGGTTGCAATCTTTCTTATTGCAGGCGTAACCTCTGCTGCGGCTCAGAATATTTGTGCGGAGAGAGGAGAATTAGTTAAAAAGTTATGGGATAAGTGGCAAGAAGCGCAAGTTGCAAGAGGGTTAGTTAATGATAATAGATTAGTAGAAATATTTGTATCACAAAAGGGATCATGGACTATTATTATTAGCGACATCAGCGGTAAGTCTTGCGTTGCAAGTGCAGGAAAGAATTGGGTATCCCGCGGATTTAAGGCTCCCGGTAAGGGCACATGAATTGGGACAGTTTGATACCTGTAGCTGGCATGGTTGCCAGCATCATAGCTGCGGCTGCTGTTGCTAGGCATCAGATTCGTATGCTTGAGATGGATATGCGTAAGCTAGAAGGTCGCATTGATTCTCAGGATACAAGATTAGATAAGCTAACAACTGCATCAGAGGTTGTTGATAGACGAACCAATACGCTGGCAGGTATCCTAAGCCCAGAAAATATGGAATCTCGTACAAGGCAAATGGAATCCATTCGCAAGGATGTTGAATGGATCAAACGAAATCTAAAGGAGAAAGCAAATGGTGTTAGTTAAACTGCTTCTATCCAGACTGCGTGAACCTAGTACTATGGCAGGGCTTGGAGCTATCCTTGCAGCGGTAGGGATTAATATCCCAGAAGATATGATGCAACATATTGTCACTGGTGTTGGTGCGCTTGCTGGTATCGGCGGCATGCTAATGAGAGAGAAGGGTGAGAGTTGATTGTTGGGATTAGTATATTCGCAGTTATTGCTGTTGGAGCCGGTGCATTTTTTGTCGCCACGAAATGGCAGAGTGCCAAGCAAATCAAAGAAGCGGAACTGGTTCGTAAAAGGATGGCTGATGTTAGGGATAGCAACTCTAACGATACCTCTGAACGGTTGCGTGACGGAGATTTTTAGTGGCGTGTCTGCTGCTGGCTCTGTTGGATCGGCATACATTAACTATCTTGCAAAGGAAAAGGGTGACCCGGTTGTGGTCACGCCAGACCTTGAAGATTATAGCGATGGCGTGCAAGCTATAGCTTCGGCTGAGTTAAAAAGATTGGAGCCTCCCTGTTCTAGGGATGGAGTAGTTAAGGAATGCTCTGTTATTCACCGCATGATTATAGACTATGGAGATTTGCGGAGAAGAATACGAGCAAGCAAGGACGATGACAGCTAAGCCAACAGACAAGCAAACCTTGCAGGAGGCATTAGATACTGTTGCGCGTCTTGATAGTATTGCTAGTGCGGCACGTAATTTAAATATACCTGAGAGCACCTTGCGCTCTCGCATCATTAAAGCAAAGTCGGATGGGATGTCAGCGTTTCATGGGCCGACAACTGCTGCGCCCACCTTGCCTGACTTTGGACAAGACGATGTAGATGTAGAGAAAATAATAGACCATATGTCTGAGCGGTTTAAAAGACTGCACGCTCACCACAAAGCAAAAGAATGGTTCGACATTAATATGCCAGACAATAACCCAATAGGTTTATGCCTGATGGGTGATCCGCATGTTGATGACAATGGGTGTAACTGGCCTCTGTTAAAAGATGACTGCAATATCATGGCATCTACTCCCGGCATGTACTGTGTGCAGATGGGTGACGCAAGCAATGCGTGGGCAGGCAGGCTCATGCGTTTATGGGCAGACCAAGATACAAGCAGGAACACTG